GACAACCCAGACGTATTATTACGACCTGGAATAGGTAAGAAGATGACTTTATCGAAGTACCAAGAATTTAGAGTTCTATCTACGAGAACCGTAATATTGCCGACCGGTATGAGCAAGTACTCTGTTTATTATGATGAGCGCGTCGAGTGGCCAGCCAGTCCGTATTATGCGGACAGACTTAGGGAGGCTCTAGATCAGAAAGCAGGTCAACACATTTGTGATTTATCTGATTTCTTTTCGATTGAGGAATTTAATTCCTTAGGCTATGAGCATCCCTTTAGACCTGGCGAATCATATGAGTTTGATCCTGACTCTGTGCGAGTACGTAGTGTTAAGAACAAGTGGGCAGCTTGTCCTATAGGAGGCACTAAAGGTGAAAATCTCCCGAAAGCATTACAATACGATCGCGTGCAAGAAAGCAAGGGTTATCCGTTGGAAGGATGTTACTCGGCAGTTGCTGCTGTTCGTACCCAACCCGGCCCACCTGGACAAGGTAAGGCTAGAGATATAGAAGCTGTAAGCATATCGGATTGGATTCGTTCAATCAAAGGGTTTGCTAACGCGTTAACTCGTACGGATGAAGCAATAAAAGCTAATATGCCTATATTGTTATATCATACCCAACCAGAGATGCTTGGAAAGTGGTATTCTTCATTTGAGAGTGAGGTAGTCTCATGGTTATCATGGGATTGGACTGGATATGATCGCACACTAGCTGCACAGTTAATGGAGGCTGTGGCTAGGTTTGGCATGAATGAATTTCCTTACGTTAATCAGGAAATTGAATTTATGTTAAATGCGTCTATCATGGGTCCCTGGGGTACCGTTACGCGATATGGTGCCAATATAAGCGGACATTTATCAACCAACTGGTTAAACAGTTTAACCAATATACTTCATTTCCTGAAAGTATTAGACGGCATGGGATTATTGCGTTATGTCGTATGCGTTTTGGTTAATGGTGATGATATAGTTATCGGGTTTTCAACGCAGCTTACGCCCGACAATATCGAGAAAATAAATAAACGCAGCTTTATGGTCGCAAATACTTCAAAAGTCGATGAAGGCGATTACATATGGCATTCGAAATTGATCATTGAGAAGGATAGGTCAGGTAAGATAATAGTTTCGCGCGTACCTGAACTTGTGTGGAACAGGATAAAATATCCTGAACGTCGGAAGACACTCGATGAGGTAAAGTGGATAGTCTCTATGGGGATAGCTTCCACCGTAGAAGGATTAGTAATATCTGGATATGAGCATCCCCGTGGTGCGGAAATGCTTCGTTTCTTTGCGGAGATGGATGATTTAGACATCGCTTCGGCGACAGATGCGGAGCTTATGCCCAGTGCGGAAATCATGGCTGCAGAGGCGTCTTGGAGAGACGTTCAAACAGCTCAGGAATGGATTGATTTCATACGTAATACTCGTTTTGTTAAACGAGATTTCTG